TGCCAATTCTGTTTTTGCTTCTGCAATAAAATCATCCAACTGCGCTTCTTTAACGCGCAAAATATCTACAATTTTTGTTGCCACTGATTTGATTCCACGTGGAACAGTTATGTTTTTACGTTCCCGGAGTTGTTTTGCCTGAAACTTAGCACGCCCTGAATCCAGGGCATCAACAATCTCACCAACTGCCTTTACATGATCATCCTGGTTTTTGATCGGAAGTTCAGAACCATTGATTCTTACCTTGAAAATATCGCCGCTATTTTTCACAAAAAGCTGGACTTTTTGGCTATCCGCAAAAGTTAAATTTAGAATCTTGTATGAAACCCCGGAACTACGTAATACCTTTCCATCGGATTCAGATGACACTACGTTAGTGCCCGCGCGCGCGAATGCCTGAACCAGTTTTTTGGCAGACTGGCCACCAGTAATATCATTCCAGTTCATCAATATATTCACGTTCAAGCCTCTCAGTTATGTATCTATCATGCGTATTTTGAAGGATAAAGGCATATTTTCAATGCCATAATTTCCCGATTATGAATTAGGTGGATCGGTTACGCCACCACCATCGCCATTTTCGTTATGCGTGTGCTCAGAAGTGCTAATACCAGCAGCAACAACATCACCTGTTACATCAACCGCGCCATCAATCGAAACATCGCCGGTAATCGAAGCACCTGAACCACCAGATATAGCCATACCGCCTGTGCCAGTCAGAAGTCCAATTATTGTCATAACCCCAGTATGAACCCAGGATGTGGCACTACTGATTATATTGCCAATTACAGCAAGCGTTACATTGCCTGTGACATTCATGGTTACATTGCCGCCAACCGTGATTATCAAATTTTCATCTGCTTCGATATAAAGATGTCGTTCGGCTAATACTGCAAAATCACGAGTTGCATGAACTCCATAATCACGCCCGGCCGTATGCATTTGATCAGTATCTGCATCACTTTTGATATTTTCATGGTGCCAATGCCTGGTGCCGACCATATTCGATTGGTTTCGAGCCCTGAATCCAACGATTACAGGGTAATTTGGATCTCCGTTGATAAACGATAGCCATACCCGGTCATTAACCAATATCTCTATTTCGGTATCTTCGCTTTTATCGCCCAAGGCCTGCATTATTTCGGCTTCTGGATAGACTTTTGCACCATCGGTTACACCAGGTATGCGCACACGACAGGTGCGCGTATCAGCGTCATAGGAAGCAACAAATCCGGGGGTAAGTGATGGCATCATACAGAGAGAGTCCCTGCCCAAAACTTGGAATTAGTCGTTATTTTACCATCCACGTTGCTCATGTAGTGCGCGGCTGTAATAACTACCATATCGACCCCGTTGATTCGCAGAATATCGCCTGAACTGGTATGTTGTGCCAAAAATGAATCTACGACTTTACGCTGAACCAGTACCTTGGTCATGTTCTTCAGGACGCGCTGTGTACTTTTTGGTTTGAATGCCACCGCGCGCGGCCGGGAGTAATCACCAAGGATTATTCCACCAGAATTATCAACACTGAAAAATGCCGGTATCTCATGGCGAAGCATGAATTCACTTTCTGTGGTATCAGCCTCATCATCTACCATGATACTTTTTGGTGCCTGCCTGAATAAATCAGGTAGCCGGACCAGGCTCAGTTTTCCGTTTAAGACAGTGAGAGCGGCACACTCCTCTTGTAAAGCGGCCGCGATGGCGAAAGTTGGGATAGAGCCAACATAACTGTAAAAGCGAGAAACCCTGAAATCATTGGCTATACTGGCATTTGCACCACATGCTAAATAAATCTGCCCAAGTGTTTTATTTTCAGCTATCACAGCTTTTTCACGTCTGAATGCTACCGGGGCACAACTCTTCAGCAGGGCAATTACTTCCATCACGGCATATTCATCGCTTCCCTGGATAACACCACTTGGCTTCATTATTTTTGTTTTTATAATCCGGTATTCAAGGTTTTCATAACCTGTCCAGATACTTACACCTTCTTTCAGAATTTTATCGATCCCATCCTTGATTCTGACAATAAATTCAACTGTACGTGGAACTGGGGCAAGGTCACATCGCAACACCCAGTTAATGATCATGTCACCCGATAACTGATCTCCATTGTCTTTCTTCAAAAATATATTCATGGTTATGTAGGCTCATCAAAATCGCCTTTCTTACCAAAAACGGTACTATCTTCGGTTACCTTTAACTCAGATAACAAGTTTTGATTGTCCCCAACAACAATAGAAACAGAAGGGTATCCAGGTGGATTATTGCTGGTTCCATCGTTTGGATCATCACCAGTCGGATAATCAAAATAAGGAATAGTGACTTTCAAGGTAATGTCGGCTACCAATATGGTTAATTTTTCAATTTCTTCCTGCATTGATTGAAAGATAACATCAGGACTTTCAAGCATCACCGGCATGTTCACAGTATATTGACCAAATATATGATCAGTATAGAAACGTCGATTAGGGATCTCACCAAAAAATAATCCCATCTGTGCCGCTAAACTTCTGGCTGTTGGTTCATTTTGAGCAACAATAGCTATCTGCGTGCGAACATCACCCATGGCCTGACGATAGCCATAAATTGATGCGCCTACCTGGTCACTTAATTTTATCATTCGCCGGCCAACTTGACGGCCACCAAAATCACCACCGGTAGGAATGTAATCTTTTGCCATACACACAAATACAACTGGCATCAAAGAATTTGCACCTTTTGCAGCATCATTATTATTTTTTCTGTATGAGGCAATCATGGATTCAACTGAATCGACCATCCGACCAGGAACCATAATGATTGATTTTTGTATCCCGCGTGACTTGAAAGAAGTAACAGCTGTCGTATCGCCATACAAACCGTTATACCAACGGGTCATATACTTCCCTAAGGCTTCTTTTATCGGGAAAATATCTCCGTCAACAGCAGCCATTTTTATAATCTCGCGTTAGCCGTCCAATGTCCACGATGCGGATTGGTATCCACTGTCGCTGCTATGCTGACAATTACATTATTTAGACCTATGGTATCTGATGTTGCAACGCGATCTGCCGCTGCGGAAACGTCACGCCATGATCCGGAAGCACCTGTAGCCGGGTTGTAATACACCATAGTTGGTGCAGCACGTTTTGAAGTCTTGAATTGTATTGTCTCAAGGCTAGTAGTAAACGCAGCTCTGAAACCATGTGCACCTTCGTTGGCAACAGCAGCTGGATCAACAGTCACGTTATAACTTTTCTCAAAAAATCGCTGACATAATTCAATTTCATATGACAGAGGCCTTACTTCAAATTTTGTTGAATCAACACCCATTTCACATTGAACATCAGATACTTCAAATGTGAATGTAGCATTAATAGGAAGTTTGAAAACAACTGCCAAATAATCATTCAGATTTGAACCAATCGTTTTTCCAGAAATGCTTGGTATCGTAAATTTTGCAGTATATTTAGTCAATGATGTGCTCAAAGTAAGTGGCACATCAGTTCCAACAACATCGGATGATGGTGATCCACCAGTACCAAAACTTTGCGCAAAATTCAAATTAATTGCTTGGGCTGAATCTGCTTTTGCCAAAAAGCTAACAATACATTTCTGTCCTGCAAAACTACGAACTCCTTCAATTTTTTGTTTAATAGTTCGATAGGTATCACCAGAACCAGCAACAGTTTGATCCCAACGAAGAAATGAAGCGGGTTCATTTTCAGCATCACCAAGCGTATGAGCCTGTTTAGTTACAGCAAATGTTCCGGATGATCCATCATAATTAATAACCCACTGATCTGCTGTATATGTATTGGTTGCCGGTGAAGAAAAAGATACACCTTCTTGCCATATATCAAAACGTGGATTTAAAAGACGATTTCTAAATGCCCAAGGTGTGTTTTGAAGTACATCTGCTAAATCCGATAATGCTCTTGCGCTCATTTCTATTTAACCTCAGAGTGGTAATTTTTTGATGTAAACATCACTATATATTTCAATGTTTCCTGCGCCGCCAAGACCTGATGTTATTGTTCCAAAACCATCGGTATTTTGAGTTGATCCAGATATGTGTCGTAATTCAATAATACAAGTTGTATTAATCGTAAATACACCTTTAACAGTTGCAAATAAACCGCCACTTGCAGAAGCAGCGAATCCATAATTATTTGAACTTCTTAGCAATTCAACTGAATTTGTTACGTCATAAAGAATAGCCACGTTTGAAGCAACATTACAATATGGTGCCAACGCTTCAGCCTCATATCTACCAGACGGAAGTGTAATTTGATTTGCAGCCAATGATGCGCCGACAATAGTATTTATACGAGTTGAGTTTAGATCACGAGTTCTCCATGAACCACTAACAAATGATCCACCAGCTACACCTGCTGTCTTTCTATCCTGAACATGCAGAACATTTGTCAAACCATACAATGAAGAAACATTTGCCGCCAGTGCAGCAATATCAATCAATGATTGGTTTACGGTCGCATCCCATGCCTTAATATAAACAGGAAACGCAACGTTACGACCGCGTGTTTCTGTATCGCCACTGTATGTTGCAATTCCAGATCCAGATCCTTGTACGTGTACCTGTGTACCACTTCCGCTTTGTACTCCTTGTAGACCCATATTAGAAGTGTGTGATTTTATAGCATCGCTTTGAGCACTTCCAAATACACGATTAATATCTACGCCACGGCCAAAATCCCATGCTCGTAAATGTTCTCCACGTATCTCTGGCAATTGGAATGTGGTTGTTCCATTTCCATCACCGAAAGGAGCACAAACAGCAGTGTGAACACCGCTTTGTGAACCTGAAGTATTAATTGCTGTACCACCAGCAGTTGCTGCGATATTAAATGCATTTGCAGACTTACCAACAACGTAATAAGTTGTTCCAGAAACAACGCCTGTAGGCAATGCACCGCCTGCATTTGAAAATTTAACCGGGTATCCATTTTGCAATGGATGTCCTGTCCAAGAAATAACACCAGGACTTGCAATAGTCATTGTTACAACAGAACTTTTAATAAGTGCTGCTGCAAGGTCTGGATAAGTTGCGCGATTCTGTAGCGAACCATCGCACAATAACCATCCAACAGGTGAAGATAAACCAGCAAAATGTTGCAACATACCAACAGGCATGAATGCTTTTGATTGAAGTAAATTATTCAATTTCAGTGGCGTGATATATCGAACATCATCAGTACCACCGGCAGTTTGAGGATCGGTTGCAATACGTTGATTCAAGCCAGCAGGGGTTACTGCAACGTTTGAAAGTGAACCAATGGCTTCAGCATTGGTAGCAAAACGAGAGATACCACGCGCCGAAGTGCTCGAAAGTAATGCAGCCAACCTGCCAACGGATACAGCTCTATCAAGCGCACCACCACCAGAACCAGCCAATCCTGTTTCTGTTGCGTCTGCAAATTCAACAGTGCCTGGTGCAGATTCTGTAGCTAAATTAGTGGCAAAAGCATCTTGAACAAATTCAGTAGTAGCACCTTTTGTTGTATTGTCACCAGATGGCGCAGTAGGAAGCAAAGGAGAATTTGAGAATGTTTTTACACCAGAAATTGTCTGCGCTGTATTTAATGTCACAACGTTAGCGACAGAGAAATTATGGTATGACGTTACTAAAACAGCATCTCCTGCATCACAAGGATCATCAAGAATAATTGCTGTTCCACTGCTATCGTCATATTCGCTTGAGGATAGCTTGA